GAAGTTGGTACAGTAACAATTGTCACGACATAAGGAGTCAGACATGGACAAGAAAACAGTCAAAAAGATCGCCGATGTTGAGGCGAACAAGGCAGTCAAAGGCCACGAAACTAAAATGCACGGTGCAAAGAAGATGAAGGCTGGTGGCCCCACTTCTATGGATCGCAAGAAATTTGGTCGCAACCTCTCTCGCGCCAAGAATCAGTCTGGAGGCTAATCATGGCTAAGTTCAGCAAAAAGATGATGGGCAAAGAAGTTGGCGATGCCAAAGTCTATGCCAAGCCACACACGATGGATGGCAAAGAGGTGAAAGCCTCATCTACTCCCGGCTCTGGCCCTAACCGTAGCAAGCTCGACACCGTGGACATTGGCATTGGCAACATCAGCAGGTCTGCTGGTGAGAAGCCAGCCAAGACTGACGGCATCAAGATTCGCGGTACAGGCGCAGCTACCAAGGGCTTGATGGCCCGAGGCCCAATGGCGTGAGGTTGATATGACGTATACCGAACTCGTTACGTTTGTGTCCGACATCTGTGAGAACACGTTTCCCACAGACGACATGAATATGTTCATCAAGCAAGCAGAGCAGAAGATTTACAACACTGTTCAGCTTGCTTCGCTGCGCAAGAACGTGACGGGGACAATCACATCGGGCAACAAGTATTTGTCTGCTCCTGAAGATTTTCTGTCGGTCTACTCCATTGCTGTCTACCCCCTATCAGGTGCAAATGCCAACGAGTACACCTACTTGCTCAACAAGGATGTGAACTTCATTCGTGAAGCGTACCCCAAGGCCACTGACACAGGTGAACCTGCACACTACGCCATCTTTGGCCCCAACTCCGCGATGCCCAATGAACTCACGTTCATCATGGGGCCAACGCCCGATGCTACGTATGGCACCGAACTCCATTACTACTATTACCCCGAGTCTATTGTCACTGCCCAGACCACTTGGCTGGGTGACAATTTCGATTCTGCTCTCCTCAACGGCACGTTGGTGGAAGCGATTCGTTACATGAAGGGTGAGGCCGACATGGTTAATCTGTATCAAAGCATGTATGACCGTGCAATGATCCAGTTGAAACAGTTGGGTGATGGCAAGCAACGTCAGGATATGTATCGTGATGGTCAAGTTCGTGTACAGGTGGTCTGATGTCTATTCAACAAACACTTACCACCAGCTTCAAGCAACAGATTCTGCAAGCCCAGCAAGACTTGTCTACGGACACTCTCAAGCTGGCGCTGTACACAGGTCTGGCTACGCTTGGCCCGAGCACAACGATCTACTCCACTTCGTATGAAGTTGTTGGTACGGGTTACACCGCAGGTGGCATTGTGCTCACAGGCGTGACAATCAGCACGTCTGCCAATGGTGTTGTGTACGTGGATTTTGACAACGCTGTGTGGAACCCCGCAGCGTTCACATGTCGTGGCGCTCTGATCTACAACGCAAGCAAGAGCAACAAGTCTATTGCGGTGTTGGACTTTGGGGCCGACAAAACTTGTTCAAACACGTTCACGGTGCAGATGCCTGAGAACACTTCCACCTCTGCGCTGTTGCGCTTCAATTAAGGAGATGACATGCTTGTAACGACCACAAAAGGCGATATGGACGACTCGTTGCTTGAGAAGCGCGAAGGCTCCGTTGACAATGACAATGAGTTCACCACATGGGTGGAGTACTGGCTTGATGGTGAATTGGTTCATCGTTCAGCGCATGTCACCTTGAAAAAAATGCCTGTCTTTGCTGACGGCGCAACGGCCTCTTTTGCATAAGGAAAAATCATGGCAAACACACAATCAATGTGCACATCGTTCCTCAGTGAACTGATGACTGCAACCCACAACTTTGGCACTGCACCAACTCGCGGTGCGTCCACTGCTGACACTTTCAAAGCTGCGCTGTACTTGACTTCGGCAACGGTTAACGCCGCCACCACCGCATACTCTGCGACTGGTGAAGTCTCGGGTACCAATTACACCGCTGGCGGTGTGACGGTTACCAACGCAACGGCTCCTCTCTCGACCAACAGTTCCGCAACTGCTGGTGTGGGTTACTGGACGCCCTCTGCCTCGATCACATACACAACTGTGACCTTGAGCACTGCGTTTGACTGTGTGTTGATTTACAACTCGACTCAGAGCAACAAGGCTGTCTCTGCTCACACCTTCGGTTCTCAAACAATTACCGCTGGTACGTTTACATTGACGATGCCGTCCAACACTACGACAACCGCTTTGCTGCGCTTGGCTACAACCTAAAGGTTAAGCCATGTCTCTCGGCTGGGGTTACAGCACGTGGGGGAGTAATGGCTGGGGCGGTACTCTCAGTGCAACGGGAAACGCCGCTTCTGGAGCGGTGGGTTCCGTCACGACCAACCGCACTGTTGCCCTCACAGGTGTATCCGCTGGTGGCGCGGTTGGCACAGTTGCCCCGACAAACACCGATGCCGAGACAGGTGACGTAGCGTATGGCTACGTTGGGACATTAGGGGTTTCCCGTACTGTTGCCCTGACGGGTGTGTCTGCGGGTGGTTCAGTAGGAGCCGCAACACCAAGTAAAGATGTTGCTCTGAGTGGTGTATCAGCTACGGGTACGCCGGGTAATGTGGCGTTGGGCACGCGCTCTCTTGCCTTGACGGGCAATGCCGCCGCAGGTTTGCTGGGGACTGTATCGCCCGACCGTAGCAAGGCAGTAACAGGTGTTTCAGCCGCAGGTTCTGCGGGCACTGTGGTGCAGTCTGCATCTGTACCGCTCACAGGGGTGATGGCCCAAGCGGAAGTATCTCAGGTCATCGTCCCACTTAACCCACTTACAGCCTATGGTTCCGTGGGTACGGTGGTTGCAGACAGGTCTGTGGCACTCACAGGAGTGGGCACAACAGGTAGTGTTGGATCGGTTGCTCTTGGCACTCGGTCGAAGGCTTTAACGGGTAACGCTGCTTCGGGCGCGGTAGGAGATGTCATTGCGGTTTATTGGAAGCCAATTGATGACAACCAGACTGCTTCGTGGCAGAATCTTAGCAATGGACAAACTCCTTCGTGGGCAGACGTTGATACAAGCGAAACTGCCACATGGGAAGAAGTCGTAACATGAGGTCGAACAAATGACAACAGCATACACCTCCCTCTTGGGACTCGCCTTACCAGTCACGGGGGAACTCTCCGGTACTTGGGGTGATACGGTAAACACCGCCATCACTTCGTTGCTGGACACCGCTGTTGCGGGTACGACCAGCATCACCACTGACGCAGACATCACGCTGACAACCACCACGGGTGCGTCCAACCAAGCGCGGCAAGCGATCATCCTCTGGAACCCGGCATCGGGTACCGTGACCCGCAACATCACTGCCCCTGCGCAGTCCAAGATTTACACGGTGATCAACGCCTCTGGGGGCACTCAGTCCATTGTGATTCGCGGTGTTGGCCCGACCACGGGCGTAACAATCGCCAAAGGCGAGTCCGCAACGGTGGCATGGAACGGTTCTGACTTTGTAAAAGTTGGTTCCAGCGGCGGCGCGATCACTTTCACTGACCTCACTGTCACAGGTAACACCATCCTTGGTGATGCCGCCGCTGACACTCTGACTGTTAATGCCACCAGCACGTTCGCCGCCCCTGTAAATTTTCAAGGGTTGGTCAAACTGCCTTCCACAGGCCGCTCTGCTGCCGCTGCCCTGACCGTTACGGCTCCTGCGTTCTTGTATGGTGTGGCTTCTACTTACACCGATACTACCTCGTCGGGCACTGTTGCGGCGATGGCTCCGTTTTACAGCATTGCACAGCCTACGCTGTCCACATCCAATGTAACCACGTACACTAGCGCCGCAACACTGTATCTTGCAAACGCCCCCACCACAGGTGGTAGCGCAACTATTACCAATCCATACTCATTGTATGTGGCTGCGGGTAATGCCTACTTTGGTGGGGCGTTAAACGTAGGAACAGCCCCAAATACCGGCGCAAAGGTATATATCACAGGTGGTGCACTCGCATCTACTCCCGCTGTTACTGGTATTGCCATGTCAGGGGGTCTTACAACTGGGCGTCTTGTTACTCAGGGCGCTACTGAACTGCAAGCTATCCATTCGTTCTATGATGCTTCTGCTTTGGAAATCTCTCAAGGTTCAACAGGGGCACAGAGTGGTATTGTAATCAACGGCCCAAGCACAACAAACAACCCATCGACATTGCAGTTCTTTGCCGCTGGTGCGGAGCGTGGTCGCTTTTCAAGCACTGGTAATTTTGGTGTTGGCGTATCTTCACCAGCATCACGGATTGATGCCCTGAGCGTTGGTGACACAACCGCTGGTAGCAAATCGTTCCAACTTATTGGTGGAACAAACATAGGCACTGCTGCAAGCATGCAGTACGGCCTGTACGTTTCCCAAGCGGGCGCACGGTACACAGATCAAACCGCGCTTTATGCTCTTGCTGGGGCAAATGCTGTTGGCACAACTGGAACTTATGGTCAACAATATTACGGTGTACAAGGTGTTGTAGCGGTTACCGACCAAGCGGGGCAAAAAGGGTCTGGTGTTTATGGCATCAACAACGTCCCAACATGGAACTACAACCGCTTGAACGCTGGTGTTCAAGGGCTTGCTACGGGTGCTTCAACTACGTTCAGCAATCAGTACGCCCTTGATTCCACCACTGGCGCTTTTGGTGGACACTTTGTGTCTCACGGAAAAGCAAACTCTGTTGGCGTGTATGCCGATGCGTACCTTGACGCAAGCCCCGGTGCTGGCGCAGTGGCTTATCCGTTTATTGCAGGGTCTAATGGCACGTTCTTGTTGACGCTTGATACTTCCGGCAACGTAACCCTCCCAAAACTTGCGTTGAGTAACGATACACCGTTCTATACAGGCGCAAACATCAACTCCGGAAGCAACGCGCTTGGCATTGGAACTACTGGTGCGGCTCAAATTGGCTTCTTTACATCTAACGCCGAACGCGCCCGTATTGCAAGCAACGGAAACTTCTTTATTGGAACCACGGCTTTCACTACGAAATTGAACGTCGCTGGGGTGAACGCATCTACTGGAACTACGGTTAACGCCGATTCCGCAATGATGTTCCTGTACACCACCGACAGCACCGCAAACGCTGGCCCTGAGTTGGCTTTTGGCTGCTCGTATGACGGCACAAACAGTATTACTGGTGCGGCAATCAAGTCGTTTAAGGTTCCCGGTGCTGGGGCTGGCTCTGATCAGTACGACCACGGTTTGATTTTTAAAGTCAGCAAATACCCCACAGGTATTTACGAGGCTGTGCGTATTTCAAAGGATGGCTATTTTGGCGTTAATACAACTTCGCCAAACTTTTTTACCCATATCAGCACGGGTTCGACATCTTCCATCACGCAACCAACAGCGGGAAGTTACGGCCTGTATATTCAGCAAAACACTTCTGGTAGTACTGGCGGCCTGTACATTCAAGATGGCGCTTCTAACAGCGGGAATTCAATTTTTGTTGGCGACAACAATGGAGCGGCTCGTTTTGTTGTTAACCAAGACGGCTATGTTGGTATTGGCACAAGTTCGCCTGCTTCGGCTCTTGATGTCCGTGCTGGCAACAACGCACAAATTGCACAATTTGATTCGACAGCCGCTAACGGTGGTTACATTGCTTTCAGCGCCAGCGGCACAAACAAAGGGTATATGGGGCTTGGTAGCAACCTCATCACCGGGGCAGCTTTGGCTGATCTTTGTATTGCAACAAATGCTGGCAGCAATTTGATATTCAATGCCGGGGGTGGAGGCACTGAGCGCGCTCGTTTTGATTCCAGTGGCAACTTCTTAATTGGCGTCACAAGTGTCAGTGGTAACGGCAACTTCACAAACGGGAAGGCAACCGCTGTTCTGTCTGCGGCAAGTGGCGCGAAGGCTTGGTCTTCAACCCAAACCACAAGCCCAGTCAACAACACCACGGTTGATGTTTGGTTGCCTAATGACGGTAATGGTGGTAACAGCTTTACAAACGTGCAGTGCGGGTACTTTGTGATCTACATCCGTGCCAATTCAGCCGCTGATGGCATCACCGCAATTTACTCTATTGTGACTGTGGGCAATGGAACCACAGGCGCAGTTCTGACTCAGGTTTCAGCAACGACACGGGGGACAAACCCCGTTACCACATTCCAGCTCGCCGCCGTGTCTGGAGGGTCGGTAAAACTGCAAGCTGTTTACAACAACAGCGGAGTCATTAGTGGTGGGGCTTGTACAGTCTCGTTCGTTGGTTTGGGTTCATAATTTAAAATTTTTAAAAGGAAAAAATCATGTCAGCAACTATCACTTGGGTCATCGAATGGATGCAGTGCAAACCCACCGAGGGTTCATACACTGATGTCGTTGTCACCGCTGGCTGGCGCTGTAATGGCACTGAAACAGCCAACGCTGTGGACTATGCCGCAACCAACTACGGCACTTGCTCATTCCCAATGCCTGAAGGCTCGTTCACCCCTTACGACCAACTGACTCAAGATCAAGTTTTGGGTTGGTGCTGGGCAAGTGGTGTTGACCAAACTGCCGTGGAAGCAAACGTACAAGGGGCGATTGATGCACAAATCAACCCGCCAATCGTGCAACCACCTTTGCCTTGGGCTACACAACCCACTGCACCTGCGGCATAATGTTTTGGGGTTACGCCGCTGCCCCATCTCAGCGGCATTGGAGATTGAAAATGAACGACCAAAAAATTGAACTGTCCTTGAACCTCGTGAACGGCGTACTGCAATACCTCGGCACCAAGCCTTTCCAAGAAGTGTTCCAGTTGGTGCAAGCGATCCAAGAGCAAGCCATCCCCCAGATGCCTATGCCCGAAGCCGCACAACCTGCCGCTACTGCGGAGTAATTAAGGAGCCGACATGTCGGATGAGTCCAAAGCTAAACACGAGTTCATTGAGAAGCTGGCGTTCGCCGTGCTCCCCATCATGTTTGCATGCGTGACTTATCTCATGTCGGCCCTCAATACTTTGAGTCATGAGGTCACCATTCTGAATAACAAGATCAGTCTTGTGGTGACTTCAGACAATCGGCAAGCACCCAACTCGGGTGCTGAACTTGCGCGTGAGAAGTTGCGTCAAGACTTGGAAAAAGAAATCCAAAAGAACCGTGATGACATCATGCACAACCGCCAAGACATCGCGGTTATCAACGAGAAAATTGGGAGTAAAAAATGATTCCC